TTTAACGATTGATGCGTGTAAACTTTCTGACCTTTAGAGCCTGTATTTCTTATTCTTTTATCTAAGTCCACCGCTTTGTCCCATGATTCTTTATCGTTATTTTTTAAGTCTCTCCAATCTTTTTGTGACCTAAACGGACAGAACCAACAAGAAGAACGAGGAGGCTCAGGATAGTTGTACTTCTTCAACCACGCTTTACAATCTAATCTATGCATCCTCCGATCTATCAAAGGAAACGAATGTTTAATCCACTTCTCTCTGGAGTCTTTCATACGCTGAAGTTCGTCGTAACTTATTCCTATGTAGACAGTAGCTTCAATCTCTTTGATCCTTTGTCGTGGTTTATACCCGCAGACTTCCCTAATCTTTTTGTTGATTGGTTGTATCTTGTACATATTCGTACACTGCCTAGCACCTAGTCCCTTCTCATCGTAAAAAGGAACCTGTATAAACTTACTGTCACGAATACCCTCTTCAACGTGCTCAAGTAAACCCTCTTTATGTTTTACAATATGTATCGGAAAGGGAAGTTCGTCCTTTAACCACTCTAAATATTTGTAAGTAGCAGGAGGTTCAGCACCTACGTCACTAAATATAGCACAGTCTGGCATAGGCTCTAACTCACCACGTGCAAACATTAAAGCTAAAGTGGACGACTGAACACCCGCTCCTAAACTAAGTATATGTTTCATTCGTTACCTCGACTAAATCTGTTAATATGAGGTTTGTCAATGTCTTTCCAAAACATCTCTCGCATCTGCTAAATTCTTAGGAGCAATCTTGGCGTACCTCATCGTCGTTTGTATCGAGCTATGACCGAGCCACTCCTGTACTACACGAATGTCTACCCCTCGTTGTACCAACCTGGACGCACAAGTATGACGCAAGCAATGCGGTATAAACTCTTTATCGTCGTACATACCAAGTTCAGTCTTCATCTGTTTCCAAGCACGATTTAAAGTGTGTTGCTTAAAGGTAAACAATAAAGCGTCGTTCGATGTTTTATAACGACATAATATCTCGTACACACGATTAGTAACCGGGATGGATCTCGATTTACCATTCTTTGTCTCCCACAAATGGATCATGCGTTGGAAGTTTACCCCGCTTATATCGACATCCCTGCCCCGCAACTTAAACAGCTCACCTGTCCTCATTCCGGTATCAATAAGTATCTTGCAGAAGTCAGCTATGAAAGGCTTACCCATCGCATGAAACTTACCTAGCATACGATACTCTTCCTCCTCGCTCAACCAACGCATACGACCCTGCGGTTCCTTCTTCCGTTCAATCACGGGCATACGCTCGATATAACCGCGTCTGTAAGCGAAGCGTAACATCTTGGATAGTGCCGCCAATCGCTTGTTAATCGTGCCTGCCGCCTTGTTATCGTCTTCTAAACCCAGCACCAGGTCGTCGATCCTTCGTTCGTTTACTTCGCGGATCTCAACGTCGTTCCCAAGACGCTTACATACATCCTCCGCATTGTTTAGTAATCCCATTCCATCCTTACACCCGCGCCAGTGTCTCTTGTATACTTCGTCAGCTAATTTCAGTACTTTCATTATTCGTTTTTACTTTCCTCTTTTTGTGGTTATGGAAATAAAGCTGCGTCTTTAAACGCTTTCTTGGTTTGTTTGTGCGGATGACTATTATCTCTCCGTTCTCATCACGCAAGTTATTTCCGTTCTCATCTTTTGGAAACTCTTTTACTTGGGTATTATTCCAAAAGTTATCAAAGCCTTTGACGACATCTTCATACGCAGGAAAGTCGCTGGCAAAGTATAACCAATCACCTTGTCCATACTCCGATCCATACGACATCAAGTCGCCGCTAGAAAAAGACAAATCTTCTTCTTCGTTCATATCAGGACTTTCTTATCGACAGCCTTTACGCCCATCTCTGAGATGTGTCCGTCGTTCTCAGGAGTAAAATCTTTACGATCTATCTCCCATACTTCCCCGCCCATCTCCCGTACCATCTTGGCTTCGTTCTCAAAGCGTAAGTCATCGATGATCACAGGAGTGTACTCACTGAAGAAGCTCTTCGTTAACATACGACGCACTGAGTTTACCCATATGTCCTGGTCGATTGTCTCGCGTCCCCATTCCGTCCCCAATGTCTGCATCAAGAACCGTCCTGTCACCCCAAGGTGCGGTACTATCGCGTTCTTCTTCGTTCCAAAGATGTACTCATCCCCTGCTATCGCAGTCAGCATCTGTTTAATCGGCGTTGCAAAAGAGATTACTATGCCATTCTCTCCCGCTACAAACTTCGCATAGGTCGATTTACCTACGCCTTTCGGGCCCGTTAAAGCTATTAGTTTACTCATCGTTTTCGTTTTCTTCGTTGTTATTGTCGTCTTCGTCGTTGTCGAAGCACCCGTCGTGTTCGCGGAGGTAACGGCGTTGATCAAATACCTGACATCCCTCGCACCAAAACAACCCGTTGTCAAATGGATTAGGAGTCGTCATCTTCGTCGTTACAAAACGGGCAAGGGCTCCCGTCTTCAGGGCAGGAGTAGCCAAGGTCCGATGGACAGGTGTCCCATATTGCGGTTTTAGTCGTCGTACAAGACGCGACTGCGAATAGCGTTAATAATAGTAGTAGTTTTTTCATGGTTGTGTGTTGTGTAAACGATTCGATAATACTTGCCAAGCTAATTCTGCTGTTTGTGGTACAACTCCGTTCCCCAGGAGCCTAAGTCGGTTGTTCCTATGGGCAGACCCATGAGGCTTTCCACCCAATCGGGTGACAACTGTTCTCGGCGACTCCCATCCATATTGCTGCTCTCCTGGTCGAGAAGGCCAGCGTGTCTCTTCGCTTCTTCCGCTAGTACCTTGCCACCCGTCCCTGGCTTGCGACTCCCGGGATTCCCCGCTCGAGGCGACGGCCACATCTTGAGATCCCTCCCTAGACATTTCTGATTGCTCTCTAAGCTCGTCCTGGCTCCCTCGACATAATCGCTCGCTTGTGGTGTGGCCCAAGATAAAGACGCGTTTCCTTCGGTGAGGAGCGCCAACTTCTTCCGCGCTGAATATTCCTGCCTCCACCTTGAAACCATCTTCTTCCAAATCGCTGATGACTGTGGAGAGTCCAAGCGTGGCGTGTCCTTCGACATTCTCTGCGAAAATCCATCGAACTCCAATTGTCCTGGCGTGTTCTCGGATGTAGGGCCACAAGTGTCTAGGATCTTTTTCTCCCTTTCGCTTTCCTGCGGAACTAAAGGGTTGGCATGGATACCCACAAGTGATTCCGTCCACCTTTCCTCGAAAGCTTTCTGCTGGGAATGTGACAACATCTGACCATATAGGCGCGCTATCCATCCGTCCTTCTTCAATCGCCTTGACCAATACTGCTTGGACATAAGCTTCCCGTTCACAGTAACAGACTGTCCTAACATCGACACCAGCTCGTCGGATTCCGTTTTCAAGACCGCCGTAGCCGGAGCAAAAGCTGATAATGTTTTCGGTACGACCCACATCACTGGTCCTCATCGTTGTCGTCAATGACATACTCCAAGATGCGTAGCAAGCCTTTAAACGCGTCCATCACATCGTATAAGTCAGACTCTTCCGGTCCTTCCCAAGTCACGGTTCTTCCGTAGTGTTCAATCGTTATCTTCATCGTTGTTCTCCTTTTCATTTTCTCTCATTATACATTCAGCACAGATGTTCCCCTCGCGGTCACGACCTTGAAGTTCCAATCCACACCATATACATAGATCGTTATCGCTCATCAGTCCGAATAAAGCATCGCAAAGACAAATACCATGATGAGTATAATCGAAGCAAAAGTCATCATACTCATACCGCTAACTCCCCCCTCGCTATTAGCTCGTCCTTTAACGACTCCAATCGTTCTCTGGCGGCGTTATTGTCGATGATGCGACGACGCATACGGTTATAGCTGGCGATTAAAACGCGTATCTCAGCGGTTTCTAATTGTGTTACAGGTGTCATACATATCTCCTCTTGTTGTTAATGGTTAAAATGTCCACATATGAGAAATATAACCCCCGATGCAAGCTATTTTTTCACGAACACGTAAAACATTTCACGAACACGTACACGTAAAACTAAAGCGTACGCGATTACGCGCGAGGTGGCCATAATCGGTGTATTTAGTGTATTTAGCCACAAAGTAAAACCGGTGGAAACGGTGTTTTTAATCGGTCGATAGAATCGGTGGAAACGGTGCTTTTAAGCGGTCGATGGAAACGGTGGAAACGGTCGATTTATACCAGGCCCGCAGCTGGTGCACTTGGTCGATTTAAACGCGTTTGCCCCTGGTGCCTTGCGAGGGCTCATTGAAAGAAATTATTTAAAAAAAGACTTGCAACGGTTGCGGCTTTTCTATTTTAAGAGATCCAGCGGCCGCAATTAAGCCCCGCTAAACCCAAAAATAAAATGAATGATACGTTACTTGTAAAAATAGAAACAAAATATGGTAATCGCCTGGTTTATCCAAACTGTCCACTATCGGCGGCGTTTGCCCGGCTGATCAATAAAAAGACTTTGCCGCCGCACGCGGTCGAGGAAATTAAAACGCTTGGTTTCAAGTTTAAAGTTCAAAGCGAGGAACTATAATATGAAAGAAAATAGAATAAAGATTATTAGCATGATCGGCGGCGCTTTTCCTAAGCTTACGGCGGAAAGATTGCCAAAAGATATAACGGGCGAAGATCTCGCCGCCGTTTGGCCTGAACTATTCAATAAAGACGGCTGGCTAGTTAGTAAGGCCACCGTGGCCCGCCGTTATTCACAAAACAAGCAAAAGACCTTCCAGGACGAGGAAAAGGCCGCGCTTGCAACGGCGCTCTATTGGTCGGTCATATCCAACGCGAACCCCTACAAAATTGAGATTGAAACAATGCTATTCTGGGAGCCGCGGCAGAAAGAAATATTTCAGGCCATTGACAAGATCTTTACGCCGCTTGCAAATTTATTGGCAGCGCTCGAAAAGGACCGGGCCGACCTTTCAACATTGGGAGTCTATTAATATGAAAAATAAAACGATATCAAAACGGTTCGACCTTCTCGCCATAGGCGGAGATCCTAAGACCAGGAAAGGCCAAGAGATGGGTTGGCTTACTGCAATTCTTTATTTGGTCCCGGCTGGTCAACTAGGAACGAAGAATTTATGCCCCTGGGCCGGCGCTTGCAAACAAGCCTGTCTTTTTAACCAGGGCCGCGGCAAGATGTCTAACGTGCAAAAAGGCCGACTAAGAAAGACAAAACTATTCGAGCAAGATCCGCAGCAATTCGTCGATATCCTGGCAAGCGAGATTAAAAAGGCCGTTTTCTGGTCCGCAAGTCAAGGCTTCCGGCTTTCGGTGCGATTAAACGGCACAAGTGACGTTGCCTGGGAAAAGTACGGTATCCAGGACCGCTTCCCGCACGTTCCCTTTTATGATTATAGCAAGGGCTCCCATAGAATAGAAAAATATCTCGCCGGCAAGCTGCCTGAAAACTATTCGCTGACATTCAGCCGGGACGAGCAAAACGGCGCTAAAGCCGCAAGCCTGGCAAAACGCGGCGCTAACGTTGCCGCCGTATTCCGCGACAAGCTGCCGGAAGAATGGCAAGGGCTGCCGGTATTAGACGGCGACATTAATGATTTGCGCTTCCTGGACCCAGCCGGCCATATAGTCGGCCTGAAAGCCAAAGGCAGCGCTAAAAAAGACGAATCAGGTTTTATCCTTAATTAATAAATACAATATGAAAAATAAAAGATTCGATGAAAACGGGTTCCAAGTAATGTCTACTTATGACAAAATCGTGGCCGCCGCAATTGGTATCATCGGAACCGCACTTTGGTTTACTATCATAATACTGATGCTCGACGCTATGGATTAAAAGCGCGAAGTAATCGCAACCCCTGGCCGCCGTTTGCAACCGTGAACGGCGGCTTTTTTGTGTCCGATTGCAACGCGTTGTAAGCCGCCGTTTAAAGCGCGATTAAATACGGCGGCCTTTATTATGGTATGGCTTGAGATGGAAACGCGGTCCTGGCTGCCTTGACGGCTGCTTAATCAATGCGATTGCGGCGGCGTTAGGGCGGCAAAAAACACCTGTAAACAAAAACAGGCGAAATCTCGTTTCAAGCGCGGCCCAAACGGGCTGCAATCGCATCTATTATGCGTTGTCAAGCGTTGATAATCAGGTACTTATGCGATTGATGCGGCGTACCCCCCACCCCTATCGCTATTTTTGACGGGCCGATGGGGGGATGAACGGGTACGCACCGTATATAAGGGGCTTCAGATTTTTTTACCTAAACTTTTTAAACGCGTTTTTAATCAGGCATAATCGTCGTTTTAAAACGAACAGCCTTAAACGCGTGGTAAATACGGTAATTACGCCCTTTATAACAAGCTAAACACGATGTTTATAAGAGCGAACATGGTGTCGATGATAACGTCGCGTTCAACGAAGAAGAGAGCCATAGCTATGATCCACCTGATCTCCGTTTGAAACTCGCTCACAACTCATTCTTAAGTTCTTTAAAGCGTAGTTCATCGACGATTTTCTTAAGGTTATCTATTTCTCTTTCGTAGAAGTCGAGTCTCATGTTTTGTTGAGCGTCGTCTGGGAGCGCGCCTAGTTCGCCTCTAGGCCATTTAATACGAAATTCACTGTTCATATGTATATCGTCTTTAAGGCGGATTATTTCGACTTCCAGCGTGGATATACGGTTGACGATGACAGAGTATGACCAGACGGCTACACAGATCCCAACGACGAGTTTAGCGGCGAAAGCAGCGTTCGCTTTGATCTGGGTATTATCGTCTAGTTTCATATGTATGTGGTTATTCTTTGTCTAAATAATGTTTAAGTCCGGCTGACATCGCGATATTAACGAAGTCCTGGTCGGTCGCTTCTTCCTTTCCCCACTTGACCATCATGGCGAAGGTATCGTCGTCCATCTCGAGTTCCCAATCGTAACAGGTTACTTTCGTTTCCTTGACGAGTTTAATGATGGGAAGATCTTCTTCAGTCTCTTTCGTTGTCATCGAGGAAGTCAGCGTCGAAATAGATCGAGTCATCGGTCATGTAATCAAGTTTAAGCATTTCGATAACACCGACTATAGTCGCGTGATTAAGGTCATATTCTTGTCTGTAACGATGTACTACGTTTTGTAGATCGAATAAGAAGGAGTCTGTTTGTTCGTCGATATCCATATTACGACTATATTAAAGTTAAAGTTTAAATTTTACTAGCTTGTTTTTAACGCGATTTTATTTCCGTTATAAACAACGACTTACAACTCTAGTGTTGACATGTCGCCTGTAATGGTTGTAAATCGTTATAATCCGTTATATACGCGTGTACAAACTCTTTCGTTATAAACGACAAGATTAAGAAAGAAGAATTTCAAGGAGTCATTTAGAACCATGTCGTTTGTAGCTTCGCTTTATTCGAAATATTAAACGCGCTGTTCATGAACTTTTCTAACTCCTCTTGAATAAGATCTTCTTTTCTATCTTTTATCTTAAGATCCGCATTAATCGCCATTTGTTCCGTCCAGTAATTAACGGCGATAGAAAGAGCGTCTAAGCGGTCGTCTTGTAACAGACTGCCTTTTTCGCGAGTAATACGCGATAACTGATAGAATAAAGCGTAACGGTTCTGACTTTCTATAGGGTAAGAAACAATACTCTTGAAATCGTTCTTAACGACGATAGGATCGACGATTAACCTATGCGCGTTAAGAACTGGTTCAAGGGTGTCTATAATACGTTTTTCCTTTTGAATGTGATGTCTAACTTCATTTATTGTAACGGGATAAATCGCGTTTATAACGGGCTTTAAAAGCTCTGTAAACATTCCGTCTCCCATATTAGACTCGATAATTACTTCGTTTACTTTAAAGCGTTTCGCTATAAGGGATAGTTCTTTTAGAACATTGTCTCCATAACCTCCTTTTATTCCGTTACAATCGTGGACGAATAAAAACCCGTTTAACATTTTAACGACGCTATAAGCTGTTTCGTCTTTTCCTCGACCACTAGGATCGATAGACATGACGGAACCTGTGTAATCGACCATGTCTCCTAAGGTTTCTAACGGACGATAATAACGGTCTCCATTAAAGCCCATGTTAGGAATGTTGTCGATCACTTGATCAGGGCCGCTGGCCCATACGTATTTCTCATGTGCTACATCATTGTCTAAATCTTGTACGATTAAATCGTTAATCTTTAACGGGTATCTATCAGCGTCGCTTAAGCGGGGGTTTAAAAGGAACTGTAAAGCGTACCCTGATCGTCCGTAGGAAAGCTTTCTTTCTTCCAGGTCTATATCGTTAAACCTTAAAGGTTCGGTCGATCTACCAATGTTGTCGTCCGTTGTAGCGTCGTTTATAAAGGGGGCTATGGCTCCTTCATAGATAGTGTCGTTCTTTTTATGCCCGACGTATTCTGACGGCCACACACGCGTCTCATAGCCTCTCTCCCGCAGTTTAGTGTAGATAGAGTCCTCGCATTGAGGCGTACCTAGAAACAGGATCCTGGAGGTCTTAAGCGGCTTTATAATCGCATCAAACTCTTTTACCTGGTCTGATAGCTTATCACGCATTCCTTGGGTCGCTGAGTTGTTCGCTACCTCCACGTCATCAGCGACGATTATATCCGCCCGTGACCCGGTCAACTGCGAAGTAATACCTAACGATTTAACCGACGGTGCATGGGACGCTGGAGCAGGACCGACATCAAAGCTGATCTTACTAAAGCGTTGTCCATCACGCGGCTTTAAAGACGCTAATACCGGGATCTCATGGATCAACCTAAGCGTAAAGGTACTGAAGTCATCAGAACGCGTTTTAGACGCAGACACCACCAGGATGTTCTTAGAGGGGTCTAGAAGGAGTTGATGGACGACATAGGCGGAACATATCCACGATTTACCAACGCCACGAAAAGCCATCACTATGGCGCGTTTAGGGCCGTTCTGAAGGTACTGTGATATGTCGTATTGTAACGGCGTTGGATCAGGCAGTCCTAAATGTTTCCAACAGACAAATAGGAAGTTACGGAAGTCTTGAAGCTCCGCTGGAACTTCGTGTTGAGCGCTCATTACTGCGACTGTCTAATCGCTTCTTTGTCTTCGGGAGAATCGTCAAAGGGTAATACATCTGCAAGCTTACCCAATGGCGATGTCTTCTCAGTGACGCTAATGATGTTGTTGTCCTTGAGGAATTGCCTAGCTCCGTTTAAGACCGCCGCATTAGGGTCGTCAAGATCCATAGTCGATATGATCTCACGATAGGTATCGGCGAGTAAAACCTGTAGATTTTCTAATTGTTCTCGTTTTTTCATACCCCTGTATAATATTGCCAATTAGTGCCGTCGTAAACATATAAACGAACGACATCAGAGGCCATTAAGATCGTGCCTACAGCGTCGCCTGTTCTCGCTTCTATGTTCGCTTGAGTGTCGTATCCCGCCTGGAAGGTAGCATCAAACAGATCCAACGGAAAACTTGTACCGAATTGAGGAGCGACAAACTCACTCGATGCCTCAACGTTTGAAGGAGGCGGTAACGCGACGGCTACTAATGACATTAAAGGGAAGCAACAGTACCGGTAGCATATACGCTGTAAGTACCGTCCACTCGATTTGATACCGAAGCCCTGATCTTTTCATAATGACCGTCAGCATCGCGTATCATAATATTACCTGAAGATGTTATAGCCCTGCTATCAATCGTCCGCCATCCATCGCCTATGTATGCTTCAACCGCGACAGTCGCTCCGCTAGACACGGAATCCGATTCAATAACAAAAGTCCAACCTTTTGAACGCTCGACTGCGAATGCGCTACCCGCTCCCGATGAAGTAACGGATGAAAGCAACGTCTTTTTTTCTAGTCCGAGAAGTCTCATAATATTTAATATAGTAAAAGTGTAGTAGGTTAAGTGTACTTCTTAAAACATATACTGTCAAGATGCATGACTTACCTACTAAGGGTGTCGTTTTTAGTCTCTTAGCTGTTGATCGTGGTCACCACGTCCGTTCATGTTATTTAGAATACGGGTTACCCAGGATTGTAAAAGAGCGGAGGAGCTGAGACCGAGCGTATGAGCGATCCCAGCTACCTCCTTCTTTTGTGAGCTTGTGAGACGAAAAGTTAGAGATGATGTATCTCTTTTTTTACCTTTCGCACTCATTAAGCAAACTCAAGTGTTAGGCCATTGCAGCAGTAAAGTC